ATAAAGAAAAAGAACTAAAACAAAAACTGAATATGTTTGATAGATTGCCAGATCAATGCTTGACTTGTCACTCTCCGTTTGATAGAAAGAATAGAGAACAAGTTCAGTCATGGTTTGTTGTTGTGAAGAATGAAGAGCAAAAATGTAACCTTTACTGCCCTGAATGCTGGCACAAGGCAACAAAACTTATTGAAGAATACTATGGAGAAAAGAAATGATAATGCAAACAGCACTTAGTTTTGATGATTTGTTATTAGTTCCAAAATTTAGCACTATTACAAGTCGAACTGAAGTAGATATATCAGTAAATTTAGACCCGACAAGACAGCTATCACTTCCTGTTATTTCTTCTCCAATGGATACAGTAACAGAAACAGATATGGCTGTCGCTATATCTAAAGCTGGCGGTCTTGGTATTATTCACCGGTATAACTCTATTGAACAGCAAGCCAAACTTGTAAGGGAAGCAAAAGAAACTGGTGCTAAGTTTGTTGGTGCTGCTGTTGGTTCAACAGGTGATTTTTATGAACGAGCAAGTGAGCTTATAAAATGGGATGTTGATGTTATTTGTATTGATGTTGCACACGGTCATCACCAGAATGTAAAAGAAGCAATAGAAAAGATTAAAAATCATCCAAGCCATTATAAGTTCCATCTTATGGCTGGAAATGTAGCAACCGGTAAAGGCTTCCAAGACTTAAGTGATTGGGGAGCCGATAGTGTTAGAGCCAATGTTGGCGGCGGCAGCATCTGTTCAACCAGATTAAATACAGGATTTGGCGTTCCTACCATGAGCACTATTTTTGATTGTGTGCAAACACAAGCATATAAGAGTGGAAAAACAAAGTTGATTATTGATGGCGGCGTTAGATATGCTGGAGATATGGTAAAAGCATTTGCTGCTGGTGCTCATTTTGTAATGTGTGGAAGTATGCTTGCTGGAACTGATGAAAGCCCAGGAGAAACATTTATAAATAGCGATGGTGTAAAGATGAAGAACTATCGAGGGATGGCATCAAAACAAGCGCAGATGGATTGGCGTGGTAAAAGTTCAGCACCAGAAGGCATTTCAACCTTTATCAAACACAAAGGTTCAGTTGTTCCTATTCTTCAAGATATTCATGGAAATATCCAGAGTGGTTATTCGTATGCCGGTGCAAGAAACTTTCATGAACTTGCTGGCAAAGTTCAGTTTATTCAACAGACTAGTGCTGGTTTAGGCGAGAGTTTTACACATATTTTGAACAAAAAGTGATAGTGAGTTTTCTGATGGCAGAAATGTATGTAAGTTGTGTTTTAACGAACAAAAAAAACTATACCGTCAAAACAATCTGAAAAAAGTGAAAGAACAAAAGAAACGATACTATCAAAACAATCTGGAAAAAGTGAAAGAACGGAATGAACTATGGCGTCAAAACAATCTGGAAAAAAGTCTTTTAAAAGATGCTCGCAAAAGAGCAAAACAAAAAAATTTACCGTTTGATATAGATGAAACGGATATCACTATACCAGCAGTATGTCCTGTTCTTGGCATTCCACTTGAAGCAGGAACCGGTAAAAAAAACAGTACAACCAAATTCTCCTTCATTAGATCGTATTATACCAGAAAAGGGATATATAATAGGAAACATTCAGGTTATATCCCATAAAGCAAATATCATGAAAAGTAATGCTACACTAGAAGAGCTTGTTAAATTGGGAGAATATTATAAAAAACTATTAGAAGAAGCAAATAAAAATGACTGAAGAACAAAAGCCTCCTGCCGGAGCAGTTCCCTGTAAAGTATGTTTTGAAACAATAGACGGTGAATATGCTCGTCTAATGATAAAACTACGGCACGAAGAACTCACTAAAAAAGAGTTCTTTATTGCTATTATAAAAGGTTTCTTGGAAGATGAACCAAACCTGCGTGAATTTATAAAAGCATATCGTAAAAGCAAAGGATATGCTCAATGGAAAGAAGAAGTGCTTGACAGCGAGATAGAAGATGGTAAAGTAGAGATGCAGAAGTTTGGTCTTGATGAAAGTGAGATTGACGATCTGTATGATATTTTTGACTTGGAAGACCAAGAAGGTGGTTTATGAAAAAGCGACTGTTGGCTGATGTTATTGTTGGATTGAATTTTGGAGATGAAGGTAAGGGAAAAATAACCCATGACCTATTACAAAGCAGCGAATACACTCATTGTGTTAGATTTGGTGGAGGACACAATGCAGGTCACACCATTTATCATAATGGAAAAAAAGTTGTAACACATATTGTTCCATCTGGTGTTATAAGGGGTGTGCGTTCTATTATTGGTCCTGGTTGTGTTGTTAGTCCAACTCTTCTAAAAAATGAAATACAAGAGTTAGAAGCAGCAGGTGTAGAAGTAAGAAAACATCTTTTTGTTGACAAGCGTTGTCACGTTATAACCAGAGAACATTTAGACGAAGATGGTAAGGACACAAAAATAGGCACAACTCGCAGAGGAACTGGTCCAGCATATCGTGACAAATATGATCGTAAAGGCTTGAGGGTTGGAGATCTAAACGATCCAGAGATAAATGTTACAGATATATATGATGAGTTACACAATAACAACCTTCCAGTTGTTGCTCTTTTTGAAGGAGCGCAAGCATTTGGTCTTGATATTGACTGGGGTGATTATCCTTATGTTACTTCTTCCACTTGTAATGTTGGTGGTGTTGTAAATAATGGTGTTCCGGCTCAATCAGTAAGAACTGTTTATGGCGTAACAAAAGCTTATCAAACATATGTTGGAGCAAAAAAGTTTCAGCCAGATGGTGAAATCTTTAATAAGATCCGCGAAGTTGGAATGGAATATGGTGCTACAACTGGAAGACCAAGGCAAGTTGATTTTCTTGATATGGATCAGCTTATCAAAGCATCAAGAATAAATGGTGTGCGGGAACTTATCATAAATAAGACAGATATACTGCAGCAAGTAAACACTTGGAAACTATATCACAATAATAAACTTGTTGACTTGCAGAAAGAAGATCATTTTACTGACTTTGTGCGAAATGAACTCTTGAAAAGTTGTCCAGAAATAGATACAGTTATTTTTTCTTATTCTGCCAACGGAATATGAAAGTGAGAAAATATGAGAAAATGTAGCCTAAAATGTATAGAGTTAGAAACAGAATGTCCCAATACAGACTGTCGTTATTGGATAGAACACAATGATAGTCTAAACTGCACTTTTATTGCCGTTGATAAACATGGAAGCATGGATCTGCGAACAGTAGGAGATATAATGGGTGTAAGTTTTGTTCGTATAAAACAAATACAAGATAAAGCAGTTGGCAAAATCAACAAGATTCTAAAAATATTAGACTGAATAAGAACAAAATAAAAACTATATATAAGTGTATCGTATTTTCTTGGAGGTATTATGAATGGAACAGCAATATACACTCATTATCGGTGGTCTAATAATACCTCTTTTTTTACTTACCATGAAAGAAGTTTTTTCATGGCTAAAAGATAAAAACCTGCAAGCAACAGATAATAAAATATATAAAATGAAAGACGATATTGAAAGTGCCAAAAACAAGTTGGAAAAACTTGACTATAAAATGGATGGCTTGTATAATCTGAACAAAACCATGTTTGAATGGCACGATAAGTCAGACGAAGATGGTGTGAAAATATGGTATGTTCGTCGTTCGTTGGAAGAAGCTTTGCAAGAAAATGTAAAAGCCATAAATATACTGGCTAAAAATAGCGAAGTTCAAACACGATTGCTTGAAGACATGTTGACGCAAAACAAAGAAATAAGCAAAGATCAAATGATTTTATCAAAACTATTAGAAAGATTGATAGATAAACAATAATATTTTTGTATTTCTGGATTTATAGCACTATTTACTGGTAGATTTCTTTATTTATTAAGGGAGATATGTAATGAGTAAGAAAAAACTATTAGAAGAAAGCACCATTCGCAGCTTTATGAAACTTGCGAATCTGCAACCACTGACCAACAAGTTCCTCAAGGAAAGTGAACACGAGGAAGAAAAAGGCGAGAAAGAAGACGAAGAAGAAAAAGAAGAAGAACTCAAAGAAGAAATGAGTGAAAAAGAAGAAGGCGACGTAAAAGAAGAAGCCA